GCGGTAAATGCACGTTTTCCATATTCTGTGTTGGCGCAATAGTTTTCGCACAAGTAATCGCCTAATTCTTCTCGGGTATATGGCTTCATTTTCGCAGTAAGCCCGTCAGCCGCATAGCACCCGTTGTAACCCTCCAGCCAAACACATGCCGTGCCGCATATTTCCTGTGGACCTGCTTTGACAACAAACTCCCTTCCCTTGTTTTCTTCGCTTACATAATATTTGCCGTTCATGACAACTTTGTCCCCTGGTTTCATGATTGTGCTCCTTTACATAATTTGTTTTTATTCCGTATACCCTGTGGACGGGAAATCAGTTATATTCATCTGTAAATCAGAGATATGCAGCATTTCTTCCTTTGCCTTTTTATAAAAATCTTTCGATACTTCAAATCCGTAGCTGCTTCGTCCTAATTCCATGCAGGCTCTTAACGTTGTACCACTACCCGCACAAGGGTCTATTACCACATCCCCCGGATCAGTAAATATCTCCACCAACCGTTTTAACAAATTCACCGGCTTTTGCGCTGGGTGTATTTTGGGATATTCCTTTGCGCTATCCCTGCGCCACATCATATATGTACCGTTACTGTAATAGCTTCTTCCCCATTCTTCTTCATTCCCGCCATCGAACCAGTTAAAGATCATGTGTCCGTCGTTCCGAAATTTTGGAAGTTTTTCCCGATATAGCAGTAGTGCATACTCTGTCGCCCCGCATACTCTCATATTCGCCTTTAATACTTGCGGACTATAATTCTTGCAAAATATCAAAGGAATATTGTGTTTAAATCCATGTTTCTCGGCATATTTTATAACTGTTTGCATCTGCTCAAATGAGCAAAACACGATCATGCACGGCGCATCTGATGATTTTCCCCTGCCGTTACTCTTTGCAGGTTCTTTTTTTAAAAGCCTATTGCAGAAGTGGAAATATTCTGCAATATTAAAGTTAAAATCTGTGTTAAATGCAGCTTTCCCGGCAAGTTTACTTTCTCCGTTCTTATTGTCCCCACCTTTGTACCACATGGGATTGCTACCGTAAAAGCTATTTCCAATGTTGTAAGGGATATCAGCTATAACAAGCTGTGCCTTTGGTATGTTGTATCGTTTAAAATTTTGAAAATTATCATTGTATAATTCTGTTTTCATTTTTTCGTTTTTCCTTCTTTCCCAAGGTTTTATTTTTCTACCGGCACCACCCTGAACTTCCAGTAATACCCGTCGTCCGTCCACGCCTGGAAGAACTCCTGATAAGGATCATACCGCACGTGGTCGATCTGGCGGGAAGTGATCACGATGTCGCGGTATACATCAGAGCTAATGGTGTGGTTGTTGCGATCGAGCAGTGCTTGTATTTCGTGTGAGTACATTTTTTTCTCACCCCCGCCTCATTTGTGTTAATCCTCTGGAGGAAATTTCAAAAACGCCATCCAGTGCGTATTCATATTCTTTCCGCTTCGATGTCCGAAAAGAGGCTCTGCTTCGATTGCATTAAGCACTTTCTTTAGTGGGATTTGAACCTCCGACCACTTAAAGATCAATGTGCCATAGTCATCCAAAACCCTCATACACTCGTGGAAGCCATCATGTATCATCTGCGGCCAGTTATCTTCTAACCGTCCATATTTTAACGCCGTCCATGATGTCTTTCCCGCCCATGTCAAGTGTGGCGGGTCAAATACAACCAACTTAAATGATTTGTCAGCAAATGGAAGTTCGGTAAAATCACATACTGTATCTGGTTTAACCTCCATATAGCGCCCCTGATAATATTCGTGATATGGCACTGTGCGTATGTCGCAAAATTCCACATTAGGATTATTTTTGTCAAACCAAAACATTCGGCTGCCGTAGCATGCGTCTAATATTCGTTTCATGATTCACCTGCTTTCTTCTCTTTGGTCAACCCACAATCCCCTTAAAATATGCTTGATCACTTCAATTGTCCATCCATCCCCACACATGTTGTATACATGGCTGTCGGCTATATTCATCTTGTACCATTCTGGTATTGTCTGTAATTTCCGATATTCATTTGGTGTAATTTTTCGACACCTGCCGTTGTCAAATACTTTCTTCTGTGTGTTACCACCGCGACAAGAAGTTAATGTGGGTGCTTTATATTCCTTGTTATTAACCCTTTTTAGGATATCGTGCCCGTTAATATGTAATGTCGCACATACCTTCTTATCGTCCCCGTGATAATCAAAATCTTGGGAGTAGTAGAATTTTTCATCAACGGCCGCATCCATGATGTCACCCAAGATCATGGCGTTTCTTGATGGCAATGGATATATGTGTATATTTGTCCAATAGTTTCTGATTCTGTCTTGTGCGGAAAATAGATTACTGTTTATAATCACTGGACTCACTCCAAGCGCCACGCTAACTGAATCAATGTCTTTTTTATTGTTGCTGTCAACGTTTTCCACAAGGAATTTAACTGTGGGATTATTATATTTTTTTATCCATTGCAAAATATCATTGCACGGATAAAATAACCAAGACACTCCTTTAAGTCCGTTATTATAATCGTCTCTCCCGGCAGTTGCTTTGCTTAGGGACCTGCACGGGAAGCCAAACATTACTAAATCTATCTTGGGCAACTTCTGCAGCATCTCTCTTGTGATCTTCGTCACATCTCCTAATTGTTTCGTGTCCGGAAAATTATCCATTGTGACTTTAATTGCATTTTTATCGATTTCACATGCAAAATAATTATTTATGTCAATCCCTAATTCTTTTAGGGCAATTTGACCGCAGGACATTCCGTCGCAAAGGCTCAATACATTTATTCTTTTTTTCATTTCTTTTTCAGGAGTAAAGAACGTTCTTTTCGCTGGCCAGCAAACCTCTTTTCCCCTTTTCTTTATTTGTTAAAAATCATTCTATTGGTAATCCCATAAATCCATTTGCGCCTTTTCATGCGGCACGTTAATGTAGTTGAGTACTTCTTTTATTCCAAGTCCCCCCTCGCTTAATGGCTTCATACAAAATTCATACTGTTTCGGGTGCGTTCGTTTCATCCTCGTAAATCTATTATCTTCCCCTTCCAAGTGACACCCAAACATACAGAACATGCAACCGGTTCTTTTTTCGCCCATATCGTAAATTTTCGAATACGGTGCATTGAAAACATGTATGTATTCCCATATATCGTTTTCTGTCCAAAACGACAACGGTTTTGACATTGGCCGGTCGCTTTCGAATGCATTGCATCCCGTATTTATCCAAGAATTAAGTCTTTGAGCGCCCTCTTCGGCCATCGTTCCAACTATCGGCCACTTACCCGTTTCCTTTTCGTAGCGGTGGAACGGCTCTTTTTTGAGCTTGTCGCAGCAAGCGCTACCGATATCAAAAGGTGCATCTATCAGGAATTTCCATTTTTTGTATCTTTGTTTAAATGCAGATACGGTCAGCCCGTCTTGTTCTAAGCCGTCCAGTCTGTTAACTGCCCATCTGCTGCCGCGTTTCGCATAGTGAATGATTTTTGCTACGTCTTTGCTGATAACTGGATATCCTGTTTCTGTAATTACCTGCCGAAATGTCATTGATGGACGTATCCACGTTACATTATCGATTGTTTTTACAAACTCCCTAATCTCCGGATACTCTAATCCTGTATCAGAAAAAACAGCTTCGATTTCAGGATACATATTCCTGGCGATATCTAGAAGCACAGTGCTGTCCTTCCCACCCGAAAAGCTAATGTACACACCGTCCACGCCAAATTCTTCCACCCATTCACGGATTCTGATTTGACTTTTCTTAATTTTCACTTCCAACGGCAACGCTTGAAGCATTTTCAGTTCTTCTCTACTCGGCATGCTTGATATCCTCACCGCCTTTCTGATCAATCTAATTCTAATTTAGTGCCTGATGGCTTTCGTTTTCCAGACTGAACCAGCGAACCTGTACGAGCGGTATATGGCGGTTGGTTTTATTGCTCAATCGCATCCACAAGAGGCCACTCCCGAACCTCACCTCCGTAGCTTCGAATTCTTCCAGATATCCGTCAAGCCACCTGACAGTAACTTTATTTGTCTCGGGTATCTGACAAGCAATTTCACCGTCTCCATTAAAAATTGTGCTTTTTGCATTTTCCATTATTTCTTGTCTCCTCCAATATTAATCACCCGAACATTTCAATTTGTCCGTCGCACTGCCGCTGCTTCACTTCCCGCGGCTTATACACCTTGTCCAGATCAAATGCGTCCATCGGATTGAGATCGAATGACTTACAGTGATTGACTGACTTCGCGCTTGCCTCGCTCATTGTCTTTTTCTTTTCGTTACAGTAGATACCGTTCCCCGTCACAAGGTAAGAACAGTACCGGCAATATTGTCTCGTTTCCGCACCTCCTGTCACCTTGTGTGTCCCTGATGGCAGTAAATATCAAGTTCCCGTCCGCAGATCGGGCAATGATTCCAGCTAGCGTCTAACCCCGCGTCGCAGTTGCTACAAACTCCGTCTGTGCCCTCTCCCCTGTCATCCAGCCGCCGAAGCTCCCGCGCGAAGTCCTCACAGGCTGCCTCATAGGCTTTATACGCTGCTTCGATCACGGCGATTTCTTTGATGTACAGTTCTGTTCGTTTGTGCTGTAATTCATCTGCTATCCGGTGCGATTCATCTGTTATTTTCATTTTCCTATCTCCTTTTCCACATTAGTAAATTCTTCGGATATCACCCTGAAATAATATGGGTTAATGCCTGCCATACAATGAAATTCCTGTATGATTTTGTGCATCCGTTCTTCCAACCATTGCTTATATTCACCTTTTACTCCATCGTAGATATAATCTTCACATCCAGTCTCTCCGCCATATTGTTCGTCCAGTATTTCCAAAATAGTATCTGCATCTAAAGTCGTTGCGAGTGGTACAATTTCGCATTCCCCAATATAAAAACTTGTTTTTCCACAGGCCCGTGCATCTTTTATGGCTTCTTCTCTTGTCTCGTATGTCCCGTGATTCCAGCAATCGCTTTCTATTTCATTCCACGACCATTTCATTTCTTCGCCTCCAATTCTTGTAAAATGTCCACATACGTTACCATCCTCACGGACCGTTCGCCCATGGCCTCGCTGACCAGGACACCCCTGCCGCTGTCTAAAATCTTCGTGACGTACATATCCTTGCGAACCTCAATTGGTGCAATGTTGGCGCTCTCACGGTCTGCCACTTCCATCACCACCGGAACCGTGTCACCTACGCGGATGCAGGAGCGTAACCTCGCTATGTCCGCTTTGGTTATGGCCTCGTTCTCCATCCGCTCTTCTCGCTGTCTCCGGCTGTTCATGTGCTGTTCTGCGATCAATCCACATCTTTCCAGATATCGCGCTACGGTCTCGTACCTTACGCCCAGATGGCGGGATATGGTGTATATATCTTCGCCTTGCTTGAAAAGTTCTGTCATCTGCGGCACAAGGTCTAGTACTCTTTGCTCCGGATGTCCCATTATTTATCCTCCTGTAACTTCGTACTTTCCGCACCTATGGACAAGCGTTCGGCGCATTGCCTTATTAGCTCTGCCTGTTCGCTTCGCACCGCGCCGGGAAGTACGTTCTGTTGTTTTACCAAATTGACCTGTCCCTTGTATGCCTCTCTAAAATTAGCACGCTCCACGCTGATGTTTTCACTCTGGCAGATATTTTGATAGCCCATTCGCTTCACAATCCCTCTGACGGCATCTGGTAGGCTCTCAAGAGCTTCCAGCTCACGCATGTAGCCATAGCTTCTTATCGCCGTCAGCACCATACCCCAGGCTTCATCCCATTCCGGAAGACGTTCTGCAGTAATCGCTGTGCACTTTTCCCTGATCTCCGCAATTGTCGGGACAAACTTATTTTGGCTGATCAACTGCGTCACTGCATTTCTGCAAACCGCATAGTCAATGTCTTTCAACATGCCAAACCATAAATTCAGTGCTGGTTCATCCGGCATAATATTGCTTTTCCCGTAAGCGCTATGTAGCGCAGATGCCACGGTAGCAAACTCCTCTCTATTCACTCTCTGCCCACCCTTTCAGCATTTGATTATAGCCATTCTCAGTTTTCCCTTGATTACGAGCCAGATAATAACCCTCTGACACCTTGGGAAAATTGTTAGGTTTTACAAACCAGTCAAAGCTTATTGTCCAACCATTTTTGTTTTGACCCAGCAGAAACGGACTGCCTTTGATCATTCCAATGGCTTCTAACACTTGATCAACTCCGTACTCCTTAATTCTGGCTTTCAGCATTTGATAGCGCTTGCTGGTGGTGGATAGTGCTTTTACTTCCACGGCTCCGCACTGGTTCCAAGCGTCAACGATTCGTCGGACATCAGTCTGACAAGTGGCATCTATGACACTATAGTCTTCTTCTTCCCTTCTTTCTTTCTTTCCTTCTTCTACTTCTTTCTCTTCTTCCCTTTCTTCTATTGTTGTTAACAGGTTGTTAACAGGTTGTGATCTGTTTGTGACCTGCTTGTTATCTGCTTGTGGCTTGCTTGTGATGTGATTGTGCTCCTGCGTGTTAATGTCTTGGTACACATTGTAGTTTTTTACCGTAAATACGCTATATTTCGAGTGTGACTTGCTTGTGATCTCGCCTGTGGATTTTAGGTTTTTTACGGCTGTCCTAACCTCGTTAATTGTTAGTCCAGTTTCTTGGGAAATTTTGGCAATAGATGAGATGAAAGAACCTCTTTCAATAATCTGCCCTTGGAATTTCCCGTCTTTCCAGTTGGCTTTCAGAAGCATGTGGAGGAACACACGGAATGTATTTAAGTTGGTATACCACTCCCATTCAAGCATTCGCCTATGTACCTTGATATGACCATCTATCTTAGCCACCTCCCTTCATTAGTTCTCTTCTGTTTCCTTATTTGCCTCGTATTCCCTATATATTTCAATCCAATCATCAAGGCGCATTGTCACCAGCCACTCGCGGT